AAAACAAGTCCTGTTTCTAAACCAAAACGCAACAAGTACGGTGTATAATGAGAATACAAGATTTGTTCGAAGCAAAAGGAACCAAAGCCGAAGCTGGTTATCAACCTGATCCTAAGAATGGTCAAAAATGTATTAATTGCACTATGTGGAGAGATCCTAACAAATGTAGTGCGGTGGCAGGAAACATAAATCCAAATGGTTGGTGCAAATGGTATGCAGGCGGTGCATACGGTAAGCGCGGAAAGAAAGTTGATGAATCTTTAAATGTTTTATCTCAATGGAAAAACGACGAGCCTGCTGGTTATGTAAAACAACTTGTAAAGTTTTTTAAAAATCCAGACGAATTAACACATAAACGAGCAATTTGGTATAACAAAGACGGATTTAAAAGAATCGAAGTGTTAGATGAATACATTTTACACTCGTCACCTTTGCCGCATTACGACTATGTTTATTCGTATGTTGATTTAAAGGTACCTCATGATCTTTCCGATGACTTGGCAAAAAGCAGTGAAAGTATCTTGATAGATCATCTAAAAGGCGAAGTAGGTGCAAGATGTGCAAGTTTAAGTGCTAATGCAGTTACTATACAATATGTTCTTGACGTTGTTGAAAAAAACATCAAACCGTCAAAGGCTGAATACGAAAAGCGTATTAAATCAATGAAGAAAATGTTTGCTGATGGAAAACGTTTTGAATTAGATTGGTGGCCAGATATTACTAAGGACACTGATCCAAAAAATCCATATTATAAAGAAGCAAAAATGAATGAAGATGGTCGCATTGTAAAAGGTGTTAACACTACTGTAGATGTAGGCCCAGACGAAATTAAAACTCAAAGTGCTAAGTTTGGTAATAAGGTAGATAAAGACGGAAACCCGCCATCTTTAAGAACAAATGGTAAAGTAACTGAAGAAAAGTATACATTGAGCGAGTGGGCAGCAATACAAGGTGGACATACAATAGAAGAAATGCACAAACCCTACAAGCTGTTTGATTGGAATAAATACTAGTATGTTAATTCGTGAATTAAAAGATACACAGATTTTTTCAATCTTTGTTGCAACTGTACAGGTTAAGCAAAGCTTTTATAGTCAGTGGATTCCTGTACAAGTGTCTGCTCGTAACATGCAAGAAGCAAAACAACAAATTTTAGCTCAATACGGCAAAGATTCAAAAATTAGTGGATTAAAAAAAGCAAAATGAAAATAATAGATGTCGTTGAAAAAGCTTTGTTAAAAACACCTATCGGTGGAGAAAAAACTAAACCAGATCAAGCTAGAGGTAGCGACCCGTGGCCTAAAAAAAGTAAACCCGCAACAGGACCAACACAAAGACATCCGTTACGTGGAAAATTAGTCGGAGGCAGTGCATAATGAAAATGTCTGATGTATTAACTAATTCTGTATCAGAATCGGCCTCAGCTGGTGCGACCGGTGCTGGAGGGATGGCAACTGTGATAAATCCTTCTAAAAAATCTAAAAAACCTAAAACGTGGAAGCCCACAGACAATGCTTTAGATATGAAAAATACAAGTTTATTTGGTACAACGCTAATAAAACGATAAATATAATAAAGATTTCGGAGAATACAATGAAAAATAAAAAAATTAGCGAAGGCCTATCAGAGTTAGCAAGTGCAACGGACTTGGATCACGAAGTTCAAATGGCACGAGCAGAATTATACAAAATTGCAGATTACGCTATTAAACTTCATAGTCTTTTAAAAAATGTTTCTGAAGAAGAAGGAATAGAAGCGTGGCAACAGTCGAAAATTACTAAAGCTGCTGATTATATTGGATCTGTATTTCATGCATTGGATTACGACAAAAAGACACAGTCACCGGTGGGTCTGCCTGCTATAGTTGCGCCTGCGACAGCTATGCCATCTATTCCGGGTCAACTAGGAATGTCGGAATCCGAAGTTAATAATTATAAGTCATTACTTGAAAAAGCAAAGTCAAAAGCACAGCAAAAGTTTATGGGAATGGTTTATGCTGCAAAGAAAGGTGAAAAGCCCGCTAGTAAAGAAGTAGCAAAAGCTGCTAAAGGAATGAGCAAAAGTGATGCAAAAGATTATGCAGCAACCAAACACAAAGGCAAACCAGAACACGTTACAAAATGACAGAATTTGCCGAAGACCTAGTTTGGAAAACAATCGATCCAGACGATCTTTGGGTGCTAGACAAGCTAATTTTATCTAAAAAATTATACTATAATTGTGGCCCGGTTGGTTTAGAAGTAGCCAAACCGGGCTATTATATTGTGCGTCCGTGTGTTAATATGCAAGGCTTAGGTCTCGGTGCTCAACGAGTTTGGTTAGAAAAATCCACAAAACATTTACCAGTAGGACATTTTTGGTGCGAATGGTTCGAAGGCAAACACTTGAGTATCGACTATTATCAAGGAAAGCAAGTTCTAGCTGTAGAAGGCCACAAACCCGAAGATACATTTACACAGTGGGATCACTGGGTTAAGGTGTCTGATCGAATTTCTATGCCAAGTATTATCAAGCCATTTGTCGATAAGTATGAGTGGATCAATATAGAATACATTGGCAGAAAAGTAATAGAAGTGCATTTTAGACATAACCAAGATTTTGAAAACAACATTACTCATTTTATACCTGTATGGGAAGGAGAAAGCATCGACCCCCCAGAAGGATATACCTACAAACACTATCCAGACGTACATGGAAGAATCGGTGCTTTTATAAAATAAAGTTATTAGAATGAAAGTTTATACCAGTATTTACGAAAATAGCACTAAAATTATTAAAAAAGATTATAAAAAAGAAAAATTTAATAATTTTTTAATAATAGAAGAATATGAACATGAAATTTATTGTACGCACGAGTTATCTGAGTTTTTAAATAAAAAAAATATTCATGTAACTTATATCACCGGAGGCACTAAGAATATAGAATGGGAAAGTTCTATAGCTGAAAAATATAATCTTAAAAAATATAACGTGCTACATTTATCCCATTTTGGATTAATACATCCGTTGCTTAATAGCGAGTTTATAGATCAAATAAACAATCAAAAAGCACACGAAATTAAATATAATTTTTGTTGTTTAAACAATGTAACACACGACCATCGTTGTTTATTTATAGATAAGCTTGCTGAACACAATTTAATTAATAATAATATAGTAACGTGGAACCAACATGCCTATTCTTATAAGTTTAACTTTTATAGTGGGCAGATAAAAAAACTTAATGATAATTTTACAGTAACAAATGGGTTTAATATCCCTATTGAATTCTATCAGTCTTTTTGCAATGTAGTGACTGAAACTACTATAAATTTAATTAACATAACCGAAAAAACTGCAAAACCAATTTTACTATGCAAACCATTTTTGTGTTTTGGCGCGGCGGGAATTCATACATTTTTAAAAGAAAATTATAAACTTGAGCTATATGACGAAATATTTGATTACAGTTTCGATTTAGAAAAAGATACAGAAAAACGTGTTAATTTAATAATAGAAAATTTAAAAAAATTAAACAACCTTGATTTAAAAAAAGCAAGAAAACAGTTGCAAGAAAAATTAAATTATAACAAGCAACAAATCATTGATTTAGCGAGAAACTTTAAAAACACCATACCTCAAGAGATTTTAAAATATAGTTTTTCAAGCCCTATCATAAAATATAAATTCGACAGTTACTACGATCATTTAATTTATCAAACCAATAAACTACTTGACAAAAAGTAAATATTTCTTATACTTAAATAAAGGAGTACATAATGAGTGATAGAGTTTACGGTCCAGAAGAAAAAGCTAAATTAGAAAGACTAGTAAAGGAAGGCGTTAGTGTTATGCAAGAAGTTGACGACCTTACTAGCAGTCTTAAAGACACAATCAAAAGTGTTGCAGAAGAATTAAACATTAAACCTACAATAATTAATAAAGCAATTAAAGTTGCAATGAAACGAGATTGGACTAGACATCAAGACGCATTTGAGGATCTAGAGACGCTGGTAGCAACACTAGGCTATGACAAGGATGTCTGAAGCTGTACTACATAAAGATATTTTAGGAAATGAGATTAGCATGGGGGATACCGTTGTGTATCCCTCTCACAACTCTTTAAAGATTGCAGTAGTAAAAAAGATTAATCCAAAAATGATTAATGTAGTTGCAGTAGGACGATCCTGGCCTGACAGAAAATATCCAACAGATTTGTTAGTAGTTAATGATCCTAAAATTACATTGTATATGTTAAAAAACACTAAGTAAATTATAGAGTCGCTCACTTAAGAGCATGTAGATGGTATGTTGGCCATAAAACAACAAAGGAGTAGTAAGTGCCGTACGTTGACGCAATGTTCGATCGTGATAATGATGTTATACGATTAGTTGAACGAAAAGATGGTAAAAGAATTTACCAAGAATACCCAGTAAAATATACTTTCTATTATGCCGATCCTAAAGGAAAATACAAAAGTGTTTATGGGGATCCACTAAGTAGAATAGTTTGCAAGAACACTAAAGACTATAGAAAAGAACTTGCAATTAACAAAAATAAAACATTGTTTGAATCAGACATCAACCCAATATTTCAGTGTTTGAGTGAAAATTATGAAAATCAAGATGCTCCAAAGCTAAATGTTGCATTTTGGGATATCGAGACCGACTTTGATCCAGAGAGAGGATTTGCTCCCACAAACGATCCGTTTATGCCGATTACTGCAATTACAGTACATCTACAATGGTTAGACGCACTAATTACGCTAGCTGTTCCTCCAAAGACTCTTACAATGGAACAAGCTAAAGAAATGTGTTCCGAATGGGGAGACAACTGCATTCTTTTTGAAAAAGAAGCAGACATGCTTGATACATTTTTAGATTTAATTAAAGATGCCGACATACTAAGTGGATGGAACTCAGAAGGGTATGACGTACCTTATACTGTTAACAGAGTTGCCCGTGTATTAAGTAAAAATGACACTCGTAGATTTTGTTTGTGGGATCAATATCCTAAAAAGCGAGAATACGAAAAGTACGGAAAGACATCTGAGACATTTGACTTTGTTGGACGTGTACACATAGATTCGTTAGAACTTTATAGAAAGTATACATACGAAGAACGACACAGTTATAGACTTGACGCAATCGGCGAAATGGAAGTTGGCGAGCGTAAAACAATTTACGAAGGCACTCTAGATCAGCTTTATAACAATGACTTTAGAACTTTTATTGAATACAACAGACAAGACGTTGCGCTGCTCGATAAACTAGATAAAAAACTAAGATTCATTGAACTAGCAAATGAAATTGCACACGATAACACAGTGTTGTTGCAAACTATTATGGGCGCTGTTGCAGTTACAGAACAAGCAATTATTAACGAAGCCCATCGTAGAGGTATGCAAGTTCCTAACAGAAAAGATCACGGCGGGAATACTCAAGCTGCTGGTGCATATGTTGCATATCCTAAAAAAGGATTGCATCAGTGGATTGGCTCAATGGACTTAAACAGCCTGTATCCGTCTGTTATTAGAGCATTAAACATGGCGCCCGAAAGTATTATTGGTCAATTAAGACCAGAATACACTGATCAATACATACATGAACAGATGACATTGCATAAAAAATCATTTGCTGCGGCGTGGGAAGGACTGTTTGGCACGTTTGAATATACCTGGGTCATGGAACAAAGACGTGATAAAACTATCACTGTAGACTGGGAGGACGGTCGTTCCGATGTTCTAAGTGGTGCTGAAATATATAAGTTAATGTTTGACAGTAACATGCCGTGGATGATCAGTGCCAATGGCACAATATTTACACACGAATTTGAATCCGTTATTCCCGGCTTACTGGCACGTTGGTACAAAGAACGTAAAGAATTGCAAGCGATGCTTAAAAAAGCAAAGGACGCAGGAAATGAAACTGAAATTTCGTTCTGGGATAAACGTCAGTTAGTTAAAAAGATTAACTTGAATAGTTTATACGGTGCTATTCTCAATCCAGGATGTAGGTTCTTTGATAAACGTATTGGACAAAGCACTACACTTACTGGCAGGCAAATTGCCAAACACATGGCTAGTAAGGTAAACGAGATTGCTACTGGAGAATACAACCATGTTGGTAAAGCTGTAATTTATGGTGATACAGACTCTGTTTACTTTTCTGCATATCCGGTACTTAAGAAAGATATTGATGCTGGTATTATTCCATGGAGTAAAGAAAATGTTATCACAATATACGATCAAATAGCCGACGAAGTAAATAAGACATTTTCCGAATTCATGGGAGTAGCATTCCATTGTCCTAAAACTCGTGCCGAAGTTATTAAAGCAGGCAGAGAAATTGTTGGCGAAACTGGCTTGTTTATTACGAAGAAAAGATATGCAGTGCTTGTGTATGATGAAGAAAACAAGCGTAAAGACATCGATGGCAAGCCTGGTAAAATTAAAGCAATGGGACTAGATCTAAAAAGATCTGATACACCTGTTTTTATGCAAGACTTTTTGTACAGTCTTCTTACTATGGTATTGTTACGAAGTCCTGAAAAAGAAATACTAGAAAGTATTTCTACATTTAGAAGAGATTTTAAAAACAGGCCTGGATACGAAAAAGGTTCACCAAAACGTGCTAATAACATTCAAGCATACCAACGAGAAGAAGCAAAACTCGGTAAAGCAAATATGCCAGGTCATGTTAGAGCAAGTATTAACTGGAATACACTAAAGCGAATGAATGGAGACAAGTATAGTCAAGAAATCGTCGATGGTATGAAGGTTATTGTGTGTAAGGTAAAACAAAATCCTTTAGAATTTACAAGTGTTGCATATCCAACAGACGAGTTACGTTTACCGCAATGGTTTAAAGATTTACCGTTCGACGACTCGGCCATGGAAGAAGTTATTATTGATAACAAATTAGATAACTTGATTGGAGTTCTAAATTACGACTTGCAATCAACTAAACAAAACACAACATTTAACTCTTTATTTGAATGGGAATAACATGAAAGTAGGCATAACTTTTTCTACCTTTGATCTTTTACACGCTGGGCATATTGGTATGCTACGTGAAGCAAAACAACATTGCGATTATCTTATTGTAGGGTTACAAACTGATCCTACAATAGACAGACCAGATACTAAAAATAAGCCAGTTCAAACACTTGTTGAGCGTTACGCTCAATTAAATGCTGTTAAATTTGTTGACGAAATTGTTCCGTATCAAACAGAACAAGATGTAACGGATATACTAGAACTTTTTGAAATTGACATAAGATTCTTAGGAGAAGAATACAGAGAAAAAGATTTTTCGGGCAAAGATGTATGTCGCAAACGTGGTATTGATTTGCACTTTAATAAACGAGATCATAGATTTTCAAGTAGTGATTTAAGAAAACGAGTTGCAGCCGCGGAAAAACCAAATGACTGATCCGTATGAGCAGATTCAATGGTTGCAAGAACAGATATGGGAATTGCAACGTAGTATAGAACAACTCCAAATGGAGAATCAATTATTAACCAACGATCTAAATACTATTAAGATGGAAGGTTGCTATAGGTTTATAGAGGATAAACATCATAAACATGAATAAATTTATTTTTGACGTCGACGGAACACTTACTCCTAGCAGAGGAAAAATAGATCCACTGTTTGAAGAATTCTTTTTACTTTTTTGTCAACAAAATTCTGTGTATTTAGTTACTGGGTCTGATTATCCCAAAACCCTCGAACAATTAGGTGAAGATATTTGTCTTGCTACAAAAAAAATATATAATTGTTCTGGAAACGAAGTGCGAAAAAAAGGCATGTTAGTCGATTCTAGTAATTGGACATTACCAGCCGATGCAAAAGATTGGTTGTTAGATCGGCTATCGCAAAGTTCATTTATATTAAGAACCGGGAATCATATCGAAGAACGCACAGGAACTGTAAACTTTAGTATAGTTGGAAGAAATGCAACATTAAAAGAAAGAATGTTATATGTTCAGCACGATCGTTTAACTAACGAGAGAGAACAAATTGCATCAGAATTCAATCATATGTTTACTACACTGGATGCAAAAGTTGGTGGCGAGACCGGCATCGATATATTTTTAAAAGGACATGACAAACGTCAAATTATTAATGACTTTAATAAAACAGACAAACTTATTTTCTTTGGAGATCGTATGTACAGTAGTGGAAACGATTATCCATTAAAGCGTGAAATTGAATTTTATAATCGAGGCGTTTGCTATGCTGTTAAAGATTGGCGAGACACATTTGAACGCTTAGTATATTTACAGGAGGCTCGTATAGCAGCATGATAGTAATTGCAGGATTTGGATTTGTTGGAAAAGCATATTATAACGCTTTTAAAACATACAGAAGTATTGAAATTGTAGATCCTAAATATAATAACAATAAAATAAAAGACATGGACAAACTTAGAGGTGTAATAGTTTGTGTATCTACGCCTCAAGATGATGACGGAAGTTGTTACATGGATAATGTTTACAATGTTATTTCAGAAGTTCCCGACCATGTGCCTATAATGATAAAGAGTACAATTAGTTTAGATGGGTGGAACGAATTAGTAACAAAATTTCCTACTCATCTAATAACTTTCAGTCCAGAATTTTTGCGAGCAGCAACAGCGGACGAAGATGTAAAGAATACAACACATGTATTTTTAGCAGGTGGAAATACAGACTACTGGAGAGACTTTTACAGTTATGCATTTCCAGAAGTTAAAATTACAGTTTGCTCACCTAAGGATGCAATTGCAATTAAATATTTTAGAAATTCGTTCTTGGCAACAAAATGCAGTTTCTTTAATGAAATTTACAATTTTTGTCAAACCGTTGGCCTTGATTACGACACTGTACGTTATGGTGTAGCAGCGGATTCTAGAATAGGAGACAGTCATACATTTATCGACTTACCTGTTCGCGGATGGGGCGGGTATTGTTTTCCAAAAGACACATCTGCTCTTCTAAAAATGGCAGAAAATAATAATATAAATCTAAATACACTTGAAGCAGCAGTTAAATCTAATAAAGAAATTAGAAAAAATAATTGACTTTTAGGCAATCTAACATATAATAAAACAAATTGGAGAAAAACATGAAAGACATTTTACAAGACATCGTTTCACACACTTATAGTTTAGGCTTTATTACTACACTCAAAGTTACAGCAGACAGCAATACGTCAATTGATAGTATGGCAGACGACAGATCTGTTATTATAACCGGAGTTACACATACGCCAGTTAAAGAGTTTGTTGGCGTTTTTGGTATGCCGGACTTAAACAAATTAGCATACCATTTAAAAAATCCCGAATACAAAGAAAAAGCCAAGATAGACGTTAAACAGGAAGATCGCAATGGCGAGATAATCCCTACTCATATGCATTTTGAAAATGCAGCAGGCGACTTCCAAAATGATTACAGATTTATGGATCGTCGAGTTATTGAAGAAAAACTTAAGTCAGTTAAGTTTAAAGGCAACAGTTGGGATGTTGAAATAGAACCAACAGCAGCATCAATAGCTAGAATGAAATTGATGGCAGGTGCTCATTCTGAAGAAACTGTGTTTTATGTTAAAACTGAAAACGGGAATCTTAATTTTTACTTTGGCGACGAAAGCACTCATGCTGGCAAGTTTACATTCCAGCATAGCATCACTGGAAAACTTACTCATACCTGGGCATGGCCTGTTTCGCAAACTATTGCCATTCTTGGGCTCGACGGTGATAAAAAACTTTCAATTACAGACCAAGGTGCAATGAAAATCACTGTTGATAGCGGCATGGCTAAGTACGATTACATACTTCCTGCACAACAAAAATAAGGAGTTAATTGTGGAACAATTTGATATTAAAGAGTTTGCACAGATGTTTGACGCAGCACTTGCGTCAGACAATCCCGCAGTTAAAAAAGCACTACGTAACTTTATGATGGTGGCTGCTATTGTTCACGCACAAGAACTCAACGAAGACAAAAGATTAGCAGGCCCGTTTGAGTCGTTGCTTAAAAAAGTACAAGATCTTGAAAGCATGATGAGAGAACTACAAAACACCCGTGCATATAAAGACAATTACAGAGACTACTACAAAGATTATGTTGGTACGAATCCAACTTGGGTGTATTCACCTAACACCAATGTTAGCAGTATTAGCTCTACTACCGGTACAAATACTGCGTACAGTACTACAGAACTAAAAGAGTTAATGAAAGATTTAAAGTTTAAATGAATAGCAATTTAACCGAGGCACAAAATGATTATGCTGTGTTTTTGCCCAGCATTAGCGGTTTTTATGCCACTTATGTCGGTAAACAACGATTCTCTGATTATGTAGATCCTGCACGAATTCCTGCAGGACTTGGGTCCGTAGAAGCACTTAATTTTTTAAATTCAAAAGAAGGTGCATTTCATTATAAGTGGGCACTGTATTCTGCAGGTCATGCCGAGCTTGATACGGCTAAGCATTCCGAAAAAGAAGACATGCTTAGAAATAGAGATCGAGATAATAGTTGGCTGCTAGGTGACTCGGGAGGATTCCAAATTGCAAAAGGACTATGGCCCGGCAACTGGACTGATCCTAATTGTCCGCAAGCACAAAAGAAGCGTGAACTAGTTGTAAACTGGATGGAAGAATACATGGACTACGGCATGATGCTGGATATTCCAACGTGGACGTTCCAAGACAAAAAAGCTGCTAAAGCTGCAAACATTTACAGTTACCAAGACGCAGTAGATGCCACACACATTAATGCTCGATACTATATGGACAATAGACGCGGTAACTTTAAAGTGCTTAATGTTCTGCAAGGTAGTAACCATGCTGATGCAGATCATTGGTACAATGAATTTAAAGATTATTGTGATCCAAAAAAGTATCCCGACACACATTTTAATGGTTGGGCAATGGGTGGACAAAATATGTGTGATGTTCATTTAATTCTTCGAAGAATTGTTACAATGATTCACGACGGACTGCTCGAAACAGGCGTGCATGATGTTATGCACTTCCTTGGCACAAGTAAATTGGAATGGGCAGTGTTGTTAACAGATATTCAACGTGCTGTTCGCAAGTATCATAATCCAAACTTCATGATTACATACGACTGTGCAAGTCCCTTCCTTGCTACAGCAAATGGTCAAATTTATCACACCATACGAATGGAAGACCGCGGAAAGTGGAGTTATATGATGAGTCCAAGTGTTGACGACAAAGTTTACGCAACCGACTCTAGACCGTTTAAGGATGCTTATATAGAATACAAAACAAATGAAGCAAACCTAATAGAAAACTTGGATCAAAGAAACGATGCGTTGTCTAAAATTGGTTTTGAAGACTCTCCGATTAGCAAGCATCTAGCTATTAAAGACGTTTGCATTTATAAGCCCGGTGACTTAAACAAAATTGGAAAAGAAGGTAAAACCAGTTGGGATAGTTTTTCTTATGCACTACAAATGGGTCATAATGTGTGGATGCATATAGAAAGTACTCAACGTGCAAATAGACTTTACGATACTGATCAATACCCGTATATGTTAGTTGAAGAAAAATTTAACAAAAAACTTTTCCGCGATATAGTTGACGAAATTTTTAGTTTAAAAGACAAAAGTAAAAGTCTCAAATTAATCGATAAACACAGTAGATTCTGGATGCAAGTCATCGGCACTAGACTTAATGTCGGTAAAAAGACTGTCAATGCTCTTACAAATTACCAAAAACTAATGGAAGAAGAGTATAAAGAAATTACTGAAGAAATGCTCAGTGAAGAAGAATTAGCTCGTTGGGAAAAGAAAAAAGTTAAAACAACAGCGTTTATGCCAGAAGATTTATGGGAGAATAATTAATGAGTAATTATGACGACGAGGACGACAAGCTAAAAGCTCACCTCGAAGAATTAAAAAGAAAACATAAAGAATTAGATAATTATATCAAATCAGAATTTAACAATCAAAATATTATTCCAGAAGTGTACAAGTTAAAAACACAAAAGCTATGGCTTAAAGACGAAATACACAGAATAGAAACTAAGATACTAAATCACGGTAATACAGTTAATGGCACTATCTGAAAATAAATTAAAACTAGAAGCATTAGAACTTGCATTAATAGATTTAGACCGCATAATAGAAACATTAAAAACCCAATCATATCCTGAAGATCAAATAAATGAATATGTTAAAAAACGTTGGTCTGTATGGAATGAAATATATCAGGTAAAAAAATCATGAAAAGAATTTATAAACAAGGCACCGAAGAAAAAATACAGTACTTTGTTGGTACAGAAGTTGAACATACTCCAGCGTTTGGCAAAAAGACGTTGTTTGTAGTAGGTATAAAAGATCCCGATGAAATCAAAGCTATTGCAAATGCAAATAACGCAGACCACATTTACTTAGGAGCAAATCAAAGCTTTTCTATAACAGGCCAGTGGGGTACTGACGAAGAAGTAGCAGGTTGGGAAGGCATGGCACTATCTTTGCTAAAATCAGGATTTTGGGTAACACTAGATTTTGATATACGCTATGTCGAGTGGATATTAGAATCTGGCTTTACAGAATACAATCGTTTCATTCCAATGATATCAGCAAAGTTGCCTTACATTTCGCAACTTGGTTACAATGCATGTCTAAAATTAGATGATAAAGATTTTGATGCAACAAATCCTGGTGTTTGGACACACAGAGTACACGACTTGCTAGATAAAGATGTATTTACGGATTGGTCTAAGTACACAACCGATACTATTATTAGTTGACAAATGTATACGAGCGTAGTAGTATGAATTATCAAGAGCATTATTACACTTACATAACTAGAAAACTAAGAGAAGAGAGAATGAATCAACCATTAAAAAGTATTTGGGTTACCTTCCGAAAAGAAGGCATACACTTGTATCCTGCCGCAGCAACAGATCCCAAACTTGCAACCGGTGACTGGGACGATGTGTCGTTCCTAGGTGTTCCGCATAGGCACATTTTTCACTTTAAAGTTCGTATCGAAGTATTTCACGATGACCGAGATATTGAATTTATTCAATTCAAGCGTTGGCTTGAAAAACTTTACAACGAAGATATTCTAGAACTCGATCACAAGAGTTGCGAAATGATCTCCGATGACTTGTATCAAGAAATTTCTGCAAGGTATCCGGGCCGCCTTGTCGAAATCGAAGTCTCCGAAGACGGAGAAAATGGCTCAATAATTTTTTACCCCACTAACAGTAACGCCAGTTAAAGGAGAAACCAAATGGCAATTACTAACCCTACCGTTAACAAAGTGTTTTCGGACCTTGAAGAGTTTCGTAACTTTTGTCGATTTGAAGGGCATGTGTTTAACGAAGCAGATTTGTATAAGTCTGACGCTAGAGCGTGGCAGGCATTTACAAAGCACAGAAACTGGCTTCGTGCAAAGTCAAGAGTAAAGGTAAAGCGTAATGCGTAAACTATTCTACATGGGGCTAGAACCCTATGAGGGTAGATACACACTTCAGTTAGAAGATTGGAGTCGTAAAGTGTTTGAACGCCGTGGCATTGAGTATATCTCAGTGCCCGGTGTTACCATTGATAACACTAAGTCTATTCAAGTAGGACAAGTACTAGATGCACATGGACGCAGCTTCTTTAGCATGAGTCAAATGATGAATCTTGTGCAGATGATGCGTAACGGCGAAGTAACTGGTGAAGATGTAGTGTTCTTTGAGGATATGTTTCAACCTGGTATCGAATCGCTTCCTTACATTATGGATCAAATTCCTGCAGAACAGCGGCCTAAGGTTTGGGTACGTTGTCTAGCACAAGCTGTTGACCCCGATGACTTTGTGCATGTTTGGGGTATGAGCCGTTGGATGAGCTTGTATGAAGCAATGACTAATGAATTTGTTACCGGCGTTCTTGCTAGTAATGAAGAAATGGTTGCTCATATGAAGATTGCAAACTGGAAGGCGCCAATTTATAACGTCAGCGGCCTTGCATTTGGCAAGGAAGAGGTACAAGGTAGAGTAGGCAATATCAAACCTTGGATTGAACGTGCCAATCGTGTGGTATTTGCAGCACGTTGGGATCAAGAAAAGCAACCAGACTTTTACATGGACATTGCAGAACAATGTGCGGATAATTATTTGGAATTTGCAGTCCTACAAGGTGGTCCATTGCGTAGTAACAATCCTAAGTATATCGAACGTGCAAGAGCACTTGAAGCAGCGGGCAAACTTAAGATCTACGAAAATCTCAAGAAGAACGAATACTACGACATTCTCAACGATAGTCGTGTGATGTTTAACTGTGCTTTGCAAGACTGGACCAGCAACACTGTTAGCGAAGCAGATGCACTTGGCTGCAATGTTCTGTTTCCTGCTTACCGTAGTTTTCCAGAAATCTTTGCTAATGATCATACAAGAATGTATGTTCCTTGGAGCAAAGAAGATGCTATGAACAAATTGTATGCATTGCTAAAAACACCGCATATGGACATTGGAAAAATTAGCGATTGGACTGATGCTACTATTGATCGTTACATTGACATCATGCAAGGCAACGGCGAACAATGGCGCAGAGACAGTAATCGTTATAGAGATCATGTAGCGGAGAAGAAATATTGA